CGGCTTCTCTCAATGGGGTTATTCAGAATTACAGATAGAATCTGATCGTGTTTTTTAATAATTTCCGCATATTCATTATTTTGTTTTTCCAATTCTACAATACGATCTTCTAAAGACCTTATCTTTCCATTTAACCAGAATGCCACTCCTCCCACAATCACGACGTTTGCTCCTATTTGAAGAAAATTTTTAACATCTAGAGAGTCTACCATGTTTAGAGAATCTATTCAATTATTTATAACAGTATATTAGAAATGGCGGAAGGAAAAGATTTCTGGGGCCCCCCAATCTGGACAAGTATCCACATAGCTGGAGCTATACTTCAGCCTGAAAATGCTAAATATCTTGTCAAACTTTTGGAAGTGTGGACACACCTACTTCCCTGTGAGTATTGTAAAAGAAACTTGAAAAAGAAACTGGAGATGTATCCACCAGAACCCTATCTGAGAAACAATGACGATTCCTTCTTCTACACATATCTTTTGCACGATCTTGCAAACAAACAGATAACAAAACATCATCCAGAAACCCCCAAGGTTTCACCCCCATTTGACGAGATAAAGGCATATTATTTTAAGAATCTCAACAAGGCCTGTAAAGATTGTAAGTAATATATATTTATTTCACATGTTTCAACATGTGAAAATTGAGGTTTAAAAACAATTCATAGAGACTAACTTCACCAATATTCGATCTGTGTACACGTGGATAATTTAGTCTTTCACATATGGAAAAAATTAGATTTAAAAAAACGATGCAGGTAGATTTGATCTGGTTATGACAACTGTTTACATAGTACATCTGGGAGAAAACTATAGTTTTCAGGTTTGTGGTATCTTCACAAGCCGTGAGTTGATAGACATCAAAAGTTTCTTCGACGAGTATAGTGATGCAGAACAGGTTTCAGTTGTGGAATATACCATAAACTCTACACCTATTTGGTACAGCAATAGTGATGAAGGAAAGTATTGGATATATCACAAAAACGGCAGTATAACTAAGAGTTGGATTTTGAAATAACAAGTATCTTTAATCTCCCCTAAGGGGAGATTAAAATGTTTCACGTGAATTCTTGTTTTAACATGTGGTCATAACTCTTTCTATTTTTTGAGGAGGTTTGTAATCTTGGCCTTTCCATCATTCTCAAAAATATCCCCAGTGTCTCCATGAAATAACTTGTATCCCCACCATCTTCCAAGCTTTCCAAATCCATACTTATCCTCTGTTCTATCAGATTCTATGTTTACCTCTCCAAGTCTTTCTATAAGCTCCTTTTTCATCTTGGGTTTTGAAATGGGTTCCCGTCTATAAGAGGGGTGATTCTCTTGATACCAACTCTTGAACTCTGCAAACATATCGTTCATCCTGACAAAGTTCTCCAGGTCATCAGTCTTCTCAATCTTGCTCTCGATGAATTGTTGGTAGATATCATTCTCGGTTTGATATCTAGCCGTTGAGAATTTGACTTCCTCGGGCTCAACAAGGCCTTTCTCACTGTAGGAGTCAATATATCTTCTGAATAGTTTCCACAACAACACGCTGGCAAGATCTGGAAGTTGGTCTGAAAAATTCGGGTCTGCGTGAAATCTCTTCTTTTTAAACTGTTCATTTTCATCTTCAGGTACGGGATACTTGCTCAGATCTTGACTTTGCACAAACTTGGATTCGTAGTCCAGAACTCTTATTCTTGACCAGGTGGGTTTATCCTGAGCTGGAATTGCTGGTGGAGTGTTACATTGTAAAACTGTGGTGAACATGGGCTTGATTTCGCATCCCTTGTCGTGTAGTGTTCTCGTGAAGAATGAATCATTTCCAGTCAACAACTTGAGAACACCAATGTCCACCGTTTCCGTCTCTGCTATTTCATCAAACCCCATGATTCTCTTTCCCCTGACTCTTGCGAGTTCTGGTCGTGCACCAGATGAAGAATTACCTCTACTACTCTTGACAATCAACTCTCTAGGAAATTTTCCAAAGTATCCGTCATTTCCAGACCCAAAGGTAAGCTCCAAGAGTATAGTTGTAATACTCTTTCCATTGTCACCCCCACCAGTTTCTATCAAAATCTTCTTGTGTATATTTCCACCTTTCATACAGGAGCATATAAAATCCAAAAAATAAGCCCGTCGTTTATTATTGGGAAACACCTTTCTGAGGTAGTCATCAAGTTCCTTGACTTCAAAATCTTCATTGTTGTATTCGGTGTAATACAAACCTGTACTAAAGGTGGCGTAATCATCTGGTCTGCCATCTCTAAAAGTCTTCAATTCGAGGTCTATTACCCCATTCTCACACACCAAGATAGTCTTGTTTTCATTCATCATTTTCAGAAACTTGGAGTCGTGCATATAAACTTTGCAGAGATTGACAACCCGGTTGACAAAAGAATCAGATTTTAACGCTGTAATTATGGCTATACATCTCTTTTCCTTTTCTTCACATTCTTTTCTCTCTACTCCCCTGGACTCAGCCTCTCCTCTTGCTAATTCTACTTTATAGTTTATATATTCCTGTCTAACATCCTCTAGAATAACAAGTTTCAATTCTACGTCTCCATTCATTTCTCTCCATCTATGATCCCTGAATTCGTACCAAATTCCTTTCTTGGCATCTGCGCATATAAATTTACCTTCAAACATTTTGTATGCAACTTTGGCCACATCCAATTCTGCCGGTCTGGCTTCTTTCAAGCTTTCCCAAATCCAATATCTGATATTGTCTTCCCTCCACTCCCTGTACATGTTTGGACTGTCTGACTTTGCCATATAGAGAAGAGACCCCAATGTCTTGTTCTTGAGCTCCATCTTGTACCATTCTTCTTCACATCGCCCCTCTTGGAAATTTGTAGACCGTTGAGAAAACTCGATCCAGAGATTGAGGGCTTCCTCGTGACCTTCTCCTATATTAAACAACGTCCATCCCACATCCATCCATGAATCGTAAAAATCAGACCTGTCATCAGATAACATATCCATGATATTCGCATCTTTGATTAATTTGATATCCTTCAAAATAGCCTCCAGACTTCGTTTTTTGGCAACCCTGACTCTTCTCCTCTTGTTTCGCTTTGAGTTCATAATTCTCTTGGCATCTACCTCTGAGTTTAACCGAGTTCCTTCATTCTGATACCCCCGTATAGAAAAGAATAATGGAAGGTAGTATTCCACATCTTTTTCTCTCCCAATCATCTCCTCTTTAAAAACCTTTTTTAAAGGTATTTCTCTGAGTTTATGATCAAAAGCATATCCCAAGGACTTACCCCTGTTATTCAGACCCCCCCTAATTCTTTTGTATTTGTACGGTTCAGACTTGATGTTCTTGTAGTTCATGGAACCATACATCATCCATGTTTTTCTCGAAATTGGCGTGTCGATGAGCTTCTCAATCTTGGTTATTAATTTAATCTTGGACCAGGTTCCATTTTGAACCATAGCTTTGGTAACAACTTCAGGAAGGTGAGTATCTATGATCCAGTCAACTGTGATGAAATGTGGAAAATGTAAATGAAAACCATCTTTACAGGAACCTTCTTCAGACCTCGGAGCAGATTTTTCCAAAACAATACAGTATAACAACTTCTCGTCGAAATCGTCCTTTCGAACAATCCTTCTGATCTCCTTTTGGAAAAACCCAACAATTTCCCTGAGCATCTCTTTGGAATAAACTCTTTTCAATCCCATGTCCAGATCAGTTTTAAAATCGAAATCTACTCTCAATGGTGTATAAGGACCTGGTTTTTCTGAAATTGGTAATTTACAATCTAACATAACACACTCTGAATACAACCTCATAAATTTTTCATAATATTCCGACGGTACATAATAACAACCTGGATACCAGGTGTCAGTATCCTTTGTTGTGTGGGTAAATGCTTCTCCACGTTTTACCGCACATTCTCCCATAAGAGTTCTTAGTTGAGCTTCCATGGTAAAGTCAACCCAATAGAATAATAAATCTCTTTTTTAAAGTAAAACTCCAAAATTAATATCTGAAGAAATGGCACAGAATCTCTTTTATCAGAGATACTCTAGTGATATTTATGTATGGGTCTCCCATACATAACATTTTTATCCAAGTTAGTTCAATAGCGAAAGATTGTTTACCACCCTACAATAAGGGTTAAAATTCAAAATTAAAACACTTTGAATATTTCCCTGAGGAGAAGGTTATTCAATAATCATAGATTAGAGATGAAATTCCTTAATAGCCCCAACACAACAATATAATTTTTCACAATTTCCAAGACAATCTGGAAGTGAGGTTAATTGATTAAAACGACAATCCAATTCTTCACAATTTTCCAGACAGTCTGGAAGTGAGGTTAATTGATTAAAACGACAATCCAATTCTTCACAATTTCTCAGACAGTCTGGAAGTGAGGTTAATTGATTAAAACGACAATCCAATTCTTCACAATTTCTCAGACAGTCTGGAAGTGAGGTTAATTGGTTATTATCACACCACAAGACTTCACAATTTTCCAGACAGTCTGGAAGTGAGATTAATTTGTTATCAGAACAATCCAAATCCTCAATCCTGGAGTAGTCAATTTCTTCCCCTTCGCACAGATGCCCTTTAGGGTAGTGTGTTGGAAATTCTGTCAATCTCTGGGAAGAGATATCCAGTTTCTTGTAAGCCCGTTCCTTAACCTCTGATACAGACAGAGATGAAAATTCTTTATTGACCAAAACAAGAGCCTTCAAAACTCCTTCAGAACAGAATTTCAACAGGTAGTTATTAAGATCAGAATAAAGGTTCATGGTTAATATCATTTATAGGTATATGGAAATCTCATTTTCTCATCCTTGAGATGAGAAAAGGGGTTTATAGTCAAATCTTGTTACTTTACAATTTGTCAATCTGGAAGTGAGGTTATTTGGTTACCATAATATTGTAAATATTTACAATTCTCCAGACAGTCTGGAAGTGAGGTCAAGGTATTCTCAGAACAAAGTACACTTTCACAATTTCCCAGACAGTTTAGAAGTGAGGTCAATTGATTCTTCAACCCCTTCAAATTTTCTTCAGAATTGTAGAATTTACGTGATTATTATGATTTTAAAGGTAGAAATTCTACCTCAGTTTTTAATAATAAGTCGTCTAAAAACAGAGATTTTCCGTAAAAAAGAACTTTCTTGCATCTCATTTTTTCCCTGAAATTAATAAATGAAAGAGAAGGAGTTTGTGATTGTCATAGTCTTGTTCTTGACCTTGATTATGGTCTCAACCTACATGTACTATAAGACTGAAAAATTTAATATTCTTGGTGCATTGGCACCTTATAAAAAACAACTAGTACAGTGTATAAGAGAATGTAACAGAGAGGATCCAGATACACGTCTACTTCAATCTGGAAACTTCAATTGTTCTGTATATTGCGAATCTGTTCTTACAGATATGGCAAGACGTGGGGTTCCACCGGAAAATGTTAAAATCTTGACAACCTCTGATAAATGTGAAAAACAATGTTCTGGAAAATACCCCAATGTTGAAAAGAACAAATGCATAGGTGTGTGCAAGTGTCACAACAATGTTTACAAATGGTGTAATAATCAGTGCCGTTATTCAACCTCTCCAAAGCATGAATGTATGAAAGATTGTGGGGATGTTTACTTAACCAATTGTAACCAGACTTCTTGGGATTGGAGGACACATGGTTAACTTGTTTTTCAGATCATAACTGATCTGAAAACTGGTAATACATCTAATAACCCATACATAACTCGCAGTTATTTCTATATGTGATTGGAGGTTCGCCTCGGCAATTTCTTATTATGACCATTTTGATCAAATAAGAAATCACTCAAGTCCCTCTTTCCAAAGTAGTACACAAGTGTACCGTTAACCTTTGGTAGGTGACTTACTCCGGAGGCTCGGAGTTA